ATGCCATGGTGTTATCCTCCGATGGATAGGTTTATTGGTTGGGTTGTTAGAACCGGCCTCGTTGAGTCCGGGAACTTAGTAGCCTGTCACGCATCTTTACGTATTGATCCATCGGCATATTGCGGATGTCCTCCGCGGTTAACGTTTGGTATTCCTGTTGGTTTTCCAGTGGCCCAGTCGGGGGAGCCGTAATTGGAGCCCCCTTAGGACGAGCTGGCTGGCTCGCCCTCTGGATTGATTCGATTATAGCATTACTACGCTCACGAAGTACAGAAATGCTATTTTCGATCTCCTCCTCAGTATTCCCAGTAATTAGATCACGAAGCTCAGGAATAATAGTTTCCTGCTCCTCGTGGAGCCGCCGGTTACGGTAGCTATCCAACTGCTGCAAATACCGCTCTTTTTCGAGGAGGGCGTCCTGGGCTTGGCGCTGCTGCTCAAGCTCCGAGAACTTACGTCCCCACTCCTCTTCGACCTGATTGATTCGCTGGTTGAACTCGTCCTCACGCTTGGCGAGGAGGTCCTTAGCGGAGAGCTCTTCAACCTCACGCTGCCGCAGGAGCTCTGCTTCCTTACGGGCACGCTCCTCGGCCTCCTCAATGGCCTTCTGGCGCTCTGAGTTTAGGATGTTCAACTGCTCTTCCATGGCCTTAACTCGGCCATCAGCGTCCTCAAGACGCTTGTACATTTTATCCTTTTCCTGCTGGCGGATCTTGTGGACCTCTTCCTCTGAGAAAAGTCTCTGGTCCTGCTTCACCTCTGCCTCTGGGGCCGGATCGACGGGAATCTGAATACCATCTTCGATGGTTTGCTTAGCCATGTCTATACCTCTGTTGGTTGGGCTCATGTGAACTGGGTTAATGCGTCGGTTTTATTCTTCGTCAGGCACGCGGCGCTGGGCGAACCTAGCTCCGTAAGCCTTTGCAACAATATTGTTAATCATTCCCTCAGCTGGAGACCCAATTGCTTGGGTTCCAGGGAGTGGACCGTTACCGGCCTGAGGACCTCCTGCATTTGTTACATTAGCACCTCCGGCGGGTACCATGCTGGCACCACCTTCAGGACTAGGTAACAAACCTGTAGCAAGCATTACAGCTTGATTGATTTGGGCTCTTAGCATATCAAGAGCACCCTGATCAATAGAATCATCTCGCAGCTCTTCGAAGATCTCCCCCAGCTTCTCTCGTGGGAACTCTTCGCCCAAGGCGCGTAGCGCGCCTTCCTTAGACTCCAGACCGAGAGCCATCTTGGCCTGTACCTCATTGAGCTTGATAAGGACATCAACTGGGAGTGGCTCGGGCCAGTGGACCTGCACCTTATAGGTAAGGGGGTCTGCTGGGTCGAGCTGGGGTAGAGCATCCATCTCCGGTGGCTCACCCAATGCTGGGTTATACACAAGCCACTCGGGCTCAAACACAGCTGCGGTACGGATGATCAGTTCGTTGACGCGTTCCAGGCCCTTAGTGAAGTGGATCCGCTTCATATGGAAGCGGTTCATCATTGGCTGGTACTGAATCGCTAGGGCTACGCCCGAGGTGTTCGACACTGGCTGGAACTGCCCCAGAGCAGTTTCTGGTACACCGGTAATCTCGTGCATCGACCGCTTGAGGAATTGGATGTACTCCAGAGCACCGGCCATGTTTCCTCGGGATTCAAGGTTGAACACACTGGCATCCTTGGGAAGGCCCGCCCATACCTTCTTGGGCCCACGCTCCAACTGGCTGGCCTTAGCGCCCGTAATGATGGTTACGGGGGCGGCATGGTAGTTGATGATGTCCGATACTTCGGTCATCTTCTCGTTCAGCTCACGGTTAAGCGAAATGATGTCCCAGATATCTGACTGCCCCCATGGCGATGAGGAGATCGTCATGTTAGGGATGTGCACAACTGGGATAGTCCCAACTGGATTTGGGTACTGGTCGATCAACTCATCGTTGATGTACTGCTCAATGAGATCGTCCGTAAGGATCTCAGTAAAGGTGTAGACCTGGCGGGTACCTTCTGGGGACGTACCCCAGAAGCGGTACTTGAGTTTGAACCGCAGTAGCCGGTTGCGATCGTGGGGGTGATACTCGGGGAAACAGTGAGATGGATTCAGTGGGATGACCCGAATTCGCCCCGCCTGTGGAATACCTAAGCCATCTACGTACGGTTCTTCATACGCGATCTTGACGAAGCAGTCACCAGTAACGCTAGCTAGCTGGCCCATCTCCCACAGCACATAATGCTTAGAGTTATCCTGTTCCCATACCTTGTGTAGCAGGTGCGGGATTACCGCCTGGTTCTGTTGGGGAACCTGCCACTGCACACCTTTACCAAAGCAGAAGTTGGTGATGTAATCCGACATGGTGCGGATGTAGTTCATCGTGATGTTCTGCTCGCCCATCTCACGGCGGTATGACCAGTGGTGGCCTAGATACCAAGCCCAGCAGGTGGAGTAACGGTTAAGACGTGGTCCATGTACCTCGAACTCTTCGTCAGCTAGTTCGACTAGGCCCAAAGGCGAGATAGCGACCGTTAGGTCGCTGGACGAGGCTCTATAACTTGGGGACCAGAAATCAATCGGCATGAATGGTTACCTGCTTCGCCGTTTCTTCTTGTCAATAATAGCAGGATTATCGAGGTAGGTTATCTTTTTAACCATGCCGGATGGGATGTGTATTACGTTGCTGTAGATGTTTGGCTTATCTCTAAACACACAATACGTAGACGTGAGTGTTAGATACCCTTCAAACTCCGCTGGCCATACCCAACCAATGGTTACAGGAATAGCTGGATCAGGTTTATAGTCGTCACCAAACACCCACGTGTCATCGCCGTCGAATGCGTCTACCCATTCGACTATGGCTGCTCTAGCTAGGGGCTCCTGGTGCATAGGAGAATGATACTCTGGATTTGATTTACTTAGTACCGTATAGTTTCCCACGGAAGAACGCCTCCCCCCCGTGGAAGGGCACCTGTTCATACCAGAATTGCCCGTCGCCAGGTTCGAAGGTCACAACGCCCACGCCCTGCTGCCAGTCCTCTACAACGGTCATTGGACGCCCATCCAGATCGAGCCCACCCTTGGTACTGGGTACAGTTCCGTCGCAACGAGCTAACGTACCAGGGGATGCGGCCATGACAGTTTTGGGGCCGTCCCAATCCGAGCGCGATCTTTCAGCCCACTCGCGTCGGTGAATGTGCCCGTAGAGGACGCTTGTTTTCTCTGTACTAAGGTACGCGTGCGCCGTGGATCCATTACTCCGTACCTTTGTTCCATGTATGACACGGAGCCTTTGGTTGATCCAGAATTGGCCAGCCGGGTAGCCTGGTACAAACTCAATGCCAAACTCGTCAAAACGACAAAGGTAAGGAACGCTGAGTACGGGCCAGCTATCTGGCGTATTGCCCTTACGGAGAGCGAACGCAGACTTCGCATTGTCGATAACATAGTTCACCAACCGTTCTTCGTGGTTACCGGACAGCCATACGATCCGGGCGTGTGGCGCAGCGGCTCTAATCTGTGCGCACAGTGTTGTGGCACGGTCAATAGATGCCTGTGTGGTGAGGGCGTAAGCACTGCTGAGACGGTACTTACCAAACTCAGGAAGATCCAGATTGTCCCCTACCATTACAATCAGGTCGGGCTTAACGTCCCTAATGATCCCAAAGGCAATGTCGATTGCCTGTTCATCGTGGGTCGGCTCAAGCTCACCGCTCTTGTTGCGGAAATAACCGATCTGCATATCCGGAAGGATGACGCAGGTTTGGTAATCCGCAGCTGGCTTTGGCTTGGCTTTTACCGGCGGTAACTTAACCGCAGGACCTGGTTGGACTACTGGCCACTGCGGGCCTGCCTCAAAAGCAGGGCTGAACTGGATGCCCAGCAGGTCATGAATCTCTGCATCACCGTCTTCGTTTTTGGTAAGTGACTGGTAGAGCGAGACTCTCTTTACCGCGCCGATCTCATCAACTTCGATGTCATTGCGCTTAAGGAGTTCGGCAATCTTGCCGAGGGCATACTTGGAGTTTCCAAGATCCTTGGACAAGTCACTCACATCGGCACCTCTTTGCTACATGTCTTGCAACAGTACTTGAACTGATGTCGTGCCCATGCTTGCGGAGTACCCCCGTAAGCCACTGCGACGAGTACACCTTTGACCGCCCTGATCCGGCGTCCTCACGAATCATGTCAACAGCACGGTCTAAGGCCTGGGCCTCTTCCGCGTTCATCTGCTGGCGCAACTTCGTTAGTCCACAGTCATTCTTGCCGCCTGTGGAAACCGGAGATGTCAGGTCATCAAACAGTGTTGATTCCTGCTCCATATTGTGCTCCTACGGTTAATCTGTTTACGCAGCTTTGCCGCTCTTAGAAGTATAGCCGTTCTTGCTTTTGTTTGTGCGCACTATTTGCGCATCAAGCTTCTTTATGAGTCTGACCAGGGTTTCTTCATCTTCAAATCCACGAACATGCACTCGTGATAGGTACTCGCGAATCAACTGAAGTTCTCCTGCAGTCATTGTTTCCTCCTTAAGGCCGGAAGAAAACTGTAGCAGAGCATGTCAAGTATGAATAGCACAAAGGCCCC